ATACAATATCTTTTTCCCTAAGGATGAAAAATTCTTCTTCACTCATTTGCATCCAGTGAGAGAATCCCATCCCCCTAGCAACTTTGCCGTCTTCTAACTCTTTAGTAAAAGTTTCAATGACTACAGGATCTTGTAGGAAGACGATTGTTTCACCACAATCCTCTGTCAGGATTGCTTTACCTACAACTTCCTCACCATTATTAAGTTTAAAAATTCCATAGAATTCTTCATCATGTCTTGCGTAGTTAATCATACGTTTTTACCTTTACCTCTGTGATTTCATACTGGAACTTTTCTTGGTTGTAAACCTTCACTCTTTCCATTAAATGATTGAGTGTGTAGTTATTACCGCGATCGGTAGATATGTCATCTGCAATATCATAAAGAGTTGCTTGCGCTTTATTCTCCCCCTTTCTCAATACACGTCCAATAGATTGGAGATTACGTACTCTAGATTTGGATGGAGAAGCAAAGATAACATTATGTAAATTTTTAATATTGATACCTGTAGAGAATGTGCCGTAAGATGCAATGATAATCGTATCGTTTGATTGCTCGGTGAGAAGACGGATATCTTCTCTGTCATCAACGTCAACACCCCCGTGGACAAGATGCACAGGTCGTTTTGTATAACTATTTATCATCTCGTAAAGAGGGATGCCGTGACGGTCCACAAAGTTGAATAGCACTAGTGTATTGCCTTTCAGATCACACGCTAGATTTCTGATGAACCTATTTCTTCCATCATGCTCAACTAAATAAGATATCTCGTCTTGGTAACCCTCAAATATTTTTTCTTCGTGTTTTAGCAACACGATATTAACTTTAAGTTTGGCAACATGCCCAGCCTTCATTAACTCATTAGTGCGTGTGACTTGAGAGCATCTCCCAAAGACACCTTCCAGCACTAGTTGATTTACATTTGCTCCATCTAGTGTCCCCGTAAACCCGATTCGATACTTACACTCATGGAGTTTGGACATCAAAGAAGTCAAAGATTTAGCTTTGAAAAGGTGCGCCTCGTCACCGATGACGACATCAAATCGATCAAACCAGCGTCTAGGTTCTTTATAGATAGATTGCCAAGTGGTAATTACTACCTGATCGCTCGTGTATTTTTCTTGCCCCGCATAAATCTTGTGGCAATATTTGGACGCCATCCATCCATATTCCTCAAAGTCTTTGTACATCTGCTCGACAAGAGACGTGGTGGGTACGACTATTAGAATATTTCTGTCCGCATTAACATGGTATCTGACTAATGTATAGATCATCAGAGATTTACCAGAAGCTGTCGGTGATAATAAAAGTCTCCTATTATATCTTAGTGCCTCGTATACAGCTTTATACTGATAATCCCTCACGCGATGGGGTAGATTTAACCCCTTTACGAAAGATGCTACCCCCTCAGGAGTAATCATTTCATTTACCTCTGTAGGACTACCAAAGAATTTGGAGTCCTGAATCTCATAAGTGTATTGCCTTTCCTTCGCCCAGTCCAAGAGATAGTCAATGAGACCGACATAGATCTCTCCCGTCCCTGGGGAGTACAGGCGTATTTTTCCATCCCAACCTTTATATCTTCGATTCTTCTGCATGAATTTTGCAGACTCAACTTCAAAGCAAAAGAAGTCTGCTAATTCGTAATTAATATGTGGCTCTGCTTCGACCTTTAGGTAAACTTCATTCTTCTTGCTGATCTTCAAATCAAACATAGGGGGGACCATAAAACCATGCTACAAGTGATTTTCTATGTCCAGCAGTGACGGGGCGGACCCTATGCCATTGATCTGCTAGAAAGAAAACGGCGGAGTATTTCTTAGGTGTGATTGTGACAAACCTTTGTTTTTCTCCTGGTTTATATATCTCCAAATCAAACTCCCCTCCTGAGAAGTCATCATTGAGAAAGAGAGACATACTGATCTTACGTACAACACCATTCAAAACTTTAGGATGCTGATCAATATGCCAATCGTAGAAACCACCTTCGCCATACGATCCAAACTGCACAGGTTCTACACCAGTGATGTTTAGATTCCAGTGTGCTCCTTTGTTGATTTGTTTTACCATACGCAAAAGCATGAGTAAAAGATCTCGGTCTTTCACCCATGCCACTTCCGTTTTTCTTTTTGTATCGTTTTCTTGATTAAAAATTTTGCCAACATTCCATTCAAGGTTTTCGTTGGCAATCGCTCTTTGGACTGTTGCTATTGAGTCACGGTTAAATGTGACTTGCTTGTAGAAGAGACCGTAATTCATTAGAATCCATTCTTAAACTTCTCCCACTCAATTGCATTTTTGATTTGGAATGTCCTGTTATTGATCTGTTTCAGTACACTTTCAAGAAACGCTAGAGTCTGCTCTATGTATGCGATTTTGTATTGCACTTTGCGAATGTCTTCATCCGCATCAATAAACATACTGATCTCTTCCTTAGTAGTAAGTTTGAGATCGAAAGGCATTTCTTTGTAAACCGAAGATGGTGCCTTCCCTTTGTAATACAACCATTTGTCTCTAACCAGTTGATTGTATTCCAACTCCCTCTCCTTTTTCATCAGAGAGTATGTTGTAAAAAACTCCATATATTTCATATGGAGTTGTGGTACTTTTGTGGATTCTTCACAATAAAGGTCAGTGTCAATTACGCTGTCCTTCCTCCACATTTCTTGAAGCGTTTCTAGATTCATTATAAAGTCCTATTTGTGCGTCGTTCCAGTCCCCCGAGTAATCCCACGGGTCAGGTATCTGTACCGTATTGCTTGAAGATGCCACGCTTGTGCTAGGCTCTTCGGTCCCTCTCTCAACAAACGGAGCTCTAATTCTGAGAGTGGGAAGGTCGGGCACGCTAGAAGGTCCCTCTTCCACTGTTGGTTGTCTGTTTCGCTCATCTTCTGCGTCCCATATTTCACCGATAGCTTTTACTTGTTTGTCAATGGATTGCATTTCCATCTCCACTTTACCATCAATCCAGTGTTCATACAACCATTCAATTAATCCCAATGCAAGATGATTGACAGGAAACTTTTGTTTGTTTGCCCATCGCTTACTCTTGGTGTACCAATTATCTTCGCCACCCCATTGGTGCTCAAATTTGATCATCTCTTTGTTTGCGAGTTTACATTTCTTATTTCGTAAATGGTGTATTTGAAACTTGCAGTTGCTGAGAGGAAGTCATTGTCACCACCAGTAACATCAAATGAAAGTGTTGACAATTCTGTAGGCCATAAGTTTTTAAATACGACTTCAAAGTTTGAAAGGTTATTGTTATTCAGGACTTGAAGAGTGCCATCTGAATATCTGTAATCAAAATTTTCCTGCCTTTGATTAGCAGTTTTGAAATCGACTCTATCATTAATACTCTGAGGTGCTCCAAGACCTCTCATCCAGTTATGGATTTCCATGTAGTTTCTGAGATCTTCATCAACAATAAATTCAATCTCAAAACCACCGTAGACAAGGTTACCCTCAGTAGGGATGGGCACTAAACCTCTGGTTGGAATATCAACATTACCCAGTGATAGAGTAGGAATAGCCGCACGTTGACATAAGAAGGATGCTTTCCTTGCCTTCTCTAGGGTGAATAGAAATCCAATCGGTGATAGGAAGTTTCTATTGGTTAGTTGATCTTCGTACCAGTTTGCCATTTTTATGCGTTAATGTTTTCTAACCATGATGTAGCGATGAATTTTTCTCCAGATAAAGGAGGATTCCCTCTGTGGACGTGGGTGAAACCTGCTGGCCAAATTAAGACCATACCCCGTTTTGGTTTTACTCGCAAAGACTGATATAGGAATTCCGTTTCACCACCTTCAAAATCATCATTTAGATACATCATTGTTGCCAAGATTCTTCTATTTGCCCCCATGTTGCCATCTTCAGAATGCCATGAATGGTATCCTTGTTGGGGTAGAGTCCTCTGCACATTCAGATATACTTGCTGATAACGGTAGCAGAGCAAGTGCTCATACTTCCTGATATATTCTTCTAAACAAGTACCAACAACTTCATTGTATGATCGCATGTATTGATAACCACAAGCGTGATCTAGCATGAAGTCTTCAGTCGCAAGACATTTATCCTTACGGATATGTGCCCCCTTCTCTTTACCAAATGTGCCAAATCTATTGAATGTAGATCCACACTTATCTTGGTATCTCCAATACTCAATCAAATCGGAGCAATCATATTCTGTGTCGAAGTAACCAATGAATTGGTCAAACCGAATATCGGTAATCATATTAAAATCAAGTCTCTGATATATTTAGACAAAAAAAGAGAGGTCCGAAGACCTCTCTCACTTCCTTCACACGGTAAAGGTATTTATCATCACATCAAGTTAGCAACTTGGACGCGACGATAGTACTTGTTGCTGTTAACGGTGAGAGCACCGCTGCCCTGGGTGAGACCTTGAGCGAAAGGATTGGAGACCATGCCGTAGCGGGTCTTGAAGCCAATCTTGGGCTGGAAGGTGTCAGGGTTGATAGCACGAACCTGCTGGAGGGGGACATAGGGGCAGTAGAAGAGACCTGCGTCATAGGGGCTGGTGCCCTTATAACCTGCAACGTAGAAGTGCTTGTCAGCAACGTTTGCAGAATAAGGATCAACATAAACCTTGATGCGGCCATTCAGGGTGCCAACCAGGGTGCTGCTGTTGTCATCGGGGACGAGACCGTTGTTGCCAGCGAGAGCAGGGGTGTAATCGAGGACACCAGCCATGCCGAGAGCAGAAACCACATCAGCAGAAGCGATGAGGATGTTGCCCTTCCCGCGACGAGTCTCATGACCGATAGCGTTGCAATCACGCTCGATCTGGAAGAGGAGACCCTTGAACTTCTCAACCGACCAACGACCGTTAGAGTCAACGTCGAGGTCGAAGATGCCTTGGGTTGCAGTGTTGTTGATAGCACCCTTTACAGCGTTGGTGTAAATGGTACGGACAACTTCACGGTTGATTTCAGCAAGAATCTCGGTGCTAAGAATGTTAGCGAGCTCTTGCTCAGCATCTAGACCATGGATCGCCTTGAGATCCTGTGCCATTTCGATGCTGTATTCTGCCTTCAGGGCGCGTGCCTTTGCAGTAACGGTGACCTTCTCGATCGAGAAGCCCATCTCACGGAAAGCAGTGTTAGCAGAAGCATCAGAAAGTGCCTCTACAGTAGCGGTGCTCATGCCTTGAGCGTCGCCAGTCAGCTCATAGGTGCCAGCGGGGCTGTCATTGAGCAGTGCGGGGTTGGTGCCCTCAGCGTCGTTGTCTGCGCTGCTAGATGCACCAGGATCATAGGTGCCAGGACCACCCGAGAAACCAGCGTTGGGCTCGTTGAAGAATGCTTCATCATAGCCGCCTGCTGCGGGGTTACGCTCTGCGCCATAGTTGGTACGCATTGCGAAGATAAGACCAGTAGGACCAGTCATGGGTTGAACGCCTGCGATATCGTAAGCGATCAGTTGGGGCATGGAGCGACGGATCAGGCTGATCAGTACGGGGTCGAAACCTGCGACAGGACCAGTTGCTGTGTCACCACCAGTGTAACCTGTGGTTTGGAGAGTCTCGGTGAGGATCTTGCCTTCCTCAGCGATTGCTCTCTCTTGGTTTTCAAGAAGTTGTGCGACTACGCCTTTCTTATAGGAATCAGCGATGCTGGGGAGAGCGTCGTGATTCAGAACGGGTGCCCACTTTTCTTGTAAGGATGCGAATGCCATTTTTTTGGTATCTCCGTTTTAAAAAAAGTAGTTGTTACGAATAATCATTTAGACCACATCTTAAGGGCGTCTACGTACTTCGACATAGACTGAGATGAGGCGTTTTCTACAAGGGGCTCACTGCTGTCCTCGGTAGGATCGACAGAAGATTCTGCTACCTTGCGAGTAAAGTAAGATTCCTTGATAGTTTCGATTTTCTTACGAAAATCTGCTTCATTTTCAAACTCAACACCCTCTGCGAGAGAAGCGAGCTTCTCCTTCTGGGTCTCTGCGAGACCTGCAGCGCACTCGTTCACAATTTCCATTTTAGTATAATGTCCAATTCTCTTATTGAGTTGGACGTTGGCGTCGATTTGCTCGTTGAGTTTAGCTTCCATCTCATCAAGCTCTTCAACCATGCCGTCAAGCAGGTTGAATTTCTCTTCGGGCACACTCATGTTGTGCTC